TGTCTGTCCATTACCTTCAAGATATGCTTGACGGTTTTGTGCAGTACCAGCAACACGGTTGCCCATTGCTTCTGAAATTGCATCAGCAAGGGTACCATTGTGCTTTACGATGCCTGCAAATGTATCTGTACCAACATAGAACTTAAGATTGTTCTTAAGAGCACGATACTTGCGTGGCATTGCAAGAATAACATCTTGCATTACTTCTGGTGTCCAAGCATTATTAGAAACCTCGACAGCAGCCTCATGTGAGTCTCCATTGTCTTTATGCTTCTTAATAAAGCCCTTCATAATTGAAAGGAAGTTACCAGTTGATCCATCACCATTAATAGCGAGGTCTTCAATATCGTTAGCGAATGCGTTGGTCATCAAGCGAACAAGATGATCTTCAAGCGCAGCCCCCTCAATATTGTCTTCTAGTGCTTCAGCAGATACTTCCCAATCTAGACGAATCTTTTTGGTTGTAAGTTCTACCTTGCTGAATGTTGCACCAGTGTTAGTGTAATCACCGACACCTTGAGCAGCAGCACGAATAACTCGTTCACCCACGTTAATCTTTTCGAGTTCCATGGTGTTTGCTCTCATTGTGACACGGCGACCATCCTGGGCGAGAACTGTAGCGTCCCAAACGTAATCAATGAAACGCTGTGCCTGTTCAGGGCGTAGGATACCGCTTCCAGCCTCACCTGAAGGATTTACTGCATTTGGTCCTGTTGTAAGACCAAGGTTAGCGTTTGGGATATTACCCAAAACACCACCATCAGTGTAGTTACCAGGTATGTTAGAACCTGCATCAGATCCAGATGCAAATGCACCTTGTGACTGATAAAGACCTGGTGTTGTTCCACCGAGTTGTCCAGATTCTCCTGGTTGGTTTTTCTTTATTTCTTCCGACATATTGTCACCTCCAAGTATTTTACTTATCTAAATAAGTCGGCTGTTTTGAGGAAACGTCCGCCCCATAGGGATTTTTCCATCATTTCTGATGGTTGTTCCTGAACGATCTCGCCTAGATCGCCAGACTTTCGGAATGCTGTATCTGCTTCTACTGCGTCAACACGCTTTCCAAAATTATTAAAACGGTCATTAATTGCAGCAATATCTTTGGCAACTGCATCTAATGAACTCTTTACTGCATCTGTATCAACCTTGCTAGACTTAAGTACTTCTACTTCTGCCTGCAAAGACTTTACAGTTTCAACTAAATCGCTAAAGGCTGTTGAGATTGTGCTCTTGATTTCTGCTATTGATTCAGCAATAACTTCATCTGATTTCTTCTTTGCCTTAGCCTCTTCTTCCATCTCAGCATTTGGACCTTCTGCTGCATCTTCTGCAGCATTTTCCTCATCTGGATGTGGCTTCTTTGCAGCCTTTTCTGTATCAGCAACTTCAGTTGTTTCAACAACAACTTCATCAGCCTTTTCAGTTTTGACTACAGGAGTTTCGGCAACTGCCTCTGGAGCGATTTCTTCTGACTTAGTAACTTCGACTTCTTGAGTCGTGTTCTTTTTTGCCATAGGATTTTCCTCCTTTGAAATCTTAGCATCAATGCCTTTAGCACTATCTACTAAGAATTTGACTATATCCATTTTTTCGTTGTCTTCTTTTTCAACGAAACCTATATTCTTCATTTCATTTCCAGTAACTGGGCTTGTTACTGTTTCTTGGTCTGAAACCATTACTATTCCAGATTCTGCATCATAAAAAACATTTTCAAGTGCAACATCTGCACCTTTAACAACATCTACGCCATCTACTTTTTCAACAGACATAATGTTTGCAAATTGATTTGCTGGCGAATCTACAAGACTCAACTCAACAAGATCATAATCTTTAATAATTCTAATTGTGGAATCTGACTTTTCATCATAGCCATCATCCCACTTATTCATTCTACCGCCGATAGAAAAACCAGTGTATGTTCCATCAATAACTTTTTCCCAGGCATCTTGTGCGCCTTTTGAGATATACGCAGAAACAAAAACTCCATTGTAAAACTTTTTAGAATCTGCATCAAAGTATTTATCTTCTTTAAATGAAATCATTTTACCAACAGCAGATGGTTGATGCATTTCACGAATGTTTCCACGGAATGCAGAAAATGCTTTCATTGATGCTTCTGTTGTAACTATATCGCCTTGCTTATCAATGTTATCAAGCGATGCAAAACCTGAGACAATACGTCTCTCCTTATCAACCTTCGCAAATGGAAGGGAAAGTCTTACTGAGTCGCCAATGGTGTCCCAATGGGCTTTAGATATAGTCATACTAGAATATATTATAGAGCCTTTTTTACACAAATGTTAATAAATTGTGTATAAACCTGTGGATAGTTATTGTGACGATCTACCCTCACCCTTTGGATTTCTACCAGAAATTGTGGCAGGTCCATCGGACTGATTGTTTAATCTTTCTCCATCTCTTGCACGATTTGCTGTAGCATTTGCTGCATCTTGTGGCTTAAGTTGAAGAGGCTCGTCTCCTCCTTCCCTTTGTGGAAGTCCCAGGACAGTTCTTGCTTCATTAGGAAGCATAACTTGGGCTTTAACATATCTTTCAAGAATCTGAGATTGAGCAATTTCATCAGTTAATGTAAGTTCATTAAACTTTAGAACTAAAATATCAGTTTGCTCTTTAATAATTTTATTTAATATTTTCTCTAATTCTCTTTGTGCTGGACGTGCAACCTGCTCCTTGAATGTTCGATCTTGTGCAAGTGCTGCTGCAACTCCACCAGAATCTCCTCCACCAATTTTTGATAATGGTACTTGATGTGCAATTAAAATATCATCACGATTTTGTTTACGATATCTTTCAAAAGAACCTTCTTGGATACCGTTCTCAATTGGCTCCATCTTGAAGTCAACCTTATTTGTATCGCTATCTCCAGGAAGTGGAATGTATAGGGTTCTGTGTGATTGACCTTTAAGATTTGTTTGTAGGAATCTAAACATTTTGTCTTCTGCGTCTGCAGATAAACGAGCACCCTTTAATGTAACAACATATCTAGGAACAGCCTTGTTACTAAAATAATCAATGTTATATTGAGATGCTAAATGATCTCCATGTAATGAATTAATTGCAGACAAAACATCTGGAACGCCATAGAATGTATTCAATGGTGAATATTGTTTAAAGTGAATAATTTCATTTGGTCTTGGATCTGCAGTAATCGGATTAGGATTAGTTGCACCAAAATTTCTAAAATATACAACCTTTTGACCTATAATCTGAACGTAGCCATCACGAACTCTGCGAACACGAACAGTTGTTGCTGGAATATGTCCTACATAACCAATTTGCCCAGTCGTAGTTCTACCAATTTCAAGATATCCATTTCCTATTGCCTGCATATCTGTATAAACTTTTGTCATTGTTGTTGTAAAAGAATCATCATCATTTAGAGATTCTAACCAAGCATGCATTTCAATCTTGGCTCTTTCAATTCTATTTCGTGCTCTTGCTACTTGATCTTTATCTTGATTTGATTCAAGACGAAGCATTGTACTTGGAGAAATCTCAAAGTCATAACCTAGTCCAACAATGTTTTCTACTTTAGCATCAATAGCAGCATGATTAGCAAATGACGTATCATAATAATTAGCAAGTTCGTAAACGTTCCATGGTGGAGTAATTACATCAAACAGTCCATAGGCGTTTCTATATACAACGCCAGGATTAATCTCTTTTGATTTTGCCCCATCAATGCCTTGCTGTTCTGCTTTTGCACTATCAAGATATCCCTGTGTGTTTTCTGGAGATAATGCTTTGTCTACAAGTCTTCCTGTTCTGCGTTTAAAATTATTATCTAATCCAGAATATGATTTAATAGTATTCCATGAACCATTAAATGGATCTTCGCTTTTAAATTGATCTAACGGACTTGATAGATTATCAATTTTTGCACCAATTATAAATTCTTGTTCTTCTGACATTAGTCTTGTGCTCCGTATTTCTTAACAGTTTGTTGTGCATCATATACTGAGCCGAGGTCGTTTAGATTAGGAATCCAACCTTCCATCATTCTTTGTTTTTGTTCTGAATATTCTTCATCCGTTACCCTGCTCAAACCAGGAAAGAAATGAGGCTCCCCTTCTGGTTCTCCGTAGTATGCTGCTGCCTTTTTTAATTCTGCAATTTTAGAAATATCACCCTTCATTGAAGGTATATTTAAAATATTTCCCTGGCCATCGGTAAACCATTTACCGTTTGCCTTTTTCCAAACGTATAAACCCCAATCATATTTTTTTTCAATCATTGTAACCTTAGTGTCGCCAATCTGACCAGGCATTCTTGACTTACCGTCTTTACCAAATGGGAGTTGATTATTGTTTTTCATTACCACAAGTATACCATATTATGCTGCTGAAGAGGTTGTTTGTTGCCAAAGAACGTTTTGATATACGCTATATTCACACTGACCTATTCCAAAAACCTTGTCTGATGACACAGAAAGTTTATTAGTTCCAACATAACTCTTATAAATATCTTCTGGATTTACACCATAATAACTAATAGAGGACGCAACAAGCACTCCCTGCCATAGGAAAAAGTCTGGAAGCCAGTATTCCCAATCTAAAATAAGTGGACCAGACCCCTTAACTTGGAACCATGGTCTATTTGATACCTTTTGAACTTCTTGTAAGTTTGTTGATTGATAGTAGGAAATATTATTAAATAATAATGGACCATTTAATTTTATTGATCCAGATGTTCCAGAAATATCAAGTAGATTAGAAAAAGATATGCCTAAGAAAGACCACTGCTTTATTGAGATTATAGGATCTTTAACAATTTTGCCATTTAGATAAAATGCAATTCCATCTTCTGTTCTACCAGTTTTTGCATTAATTCCATATATCTTTGCTCTTTGTCCAGTTTGATCAGTAGCAACCATGTAAAATCTAATATAAGAATTTTTTGCTTCTACTTCAAATATTTGTGTTGGAGCATAAGGAAAATAGTCTTCATCAAATCTTAATGCAAGTTGCATTGCCATAACTTTATCAAAATTACTCAATCCATCTTTATTAATTGGAATTAGCAATCCCCTGTTAACTAATGGATCAAACTTTCCTCTTAATTGTATTCCACTATTTCTTGTCATATATAAATATGGAGATGTTGCTTTATATATGCTATATGGGTTCTTTCCTTTGTAAGAATAATAAATTCCAGACTTTCTATATGGATACATTTTTTCATATGGACTTGTGCCGATAGGATTGTTTGATTGATTAAATGCTTGTGAACAATATTCCAATTTTTTAATTCTTATTTTATTTCTCAATATATTTTTTACATCAAACTCTAAATGAGTAACAATTGCAAGATCATTAAAATCAACACCCTTTGGAGGATAAATAATCATATTATCTATAGTTTCATATTTTGTATAAATCCAATTTTCTCCTGGCTCTACCGTTGATTCTTTTGCTGCTGGCTCTATGTTAGTAAAAAATCCAGATGTTTGGTTTGCCCCACTCTGGACATATTGAAAAGTAATATATGATCTAACCTTTGCATCAGATGTATCATATTTATATGTTCTTGTTGTATTATATTGTAAATCAGTATAATCTCTATATCCAGTAAATAAGAAATTATCTAATGAATCATATTTTCTTTTTCTTGGATAATTATATTGATTATAAAGTTCTGCATATGTCCATTCTTCTCCTGCAGACTCTACTTCATAAAATTTAGATGGTGCTGGATAATCAATATTAAATTGCAAGAAATCTAAATCGTAAAAATAATCACCCTGTGAGTCTTCAACAAATTTAGCATAATATGTAAGTGGTTGATAATCTTCCCAGTATCCAGCAATATCTATGTCTAGCCCATATTCATTTAAATATTTTGATGCCACTAAAGTATATGATGCCGTGTGATCTAAAATTTTATCAAACAACATAAGTCCAACAGTGCCACCATCTATTAAATTATCATATAATTCTCTGTTGTAAAGACCAGCATCAATAACCAAAGCATTTTGATAATCATCTATAGTTGAATAATCTGCTGGCAATCCATTTGGTCCAAATGCTGGTGCAATTAATGAAGTGTTTCTATCATTTGATAATCCAAATTTATAAATATTTCCATCGAACCATGAATTAGAAAATTCATCATTACCTATATATAATTTACATTGAGATATATTTCCTAAAATTGAAGCAACCTCTGCTCCAAACCAATTTATTATATTTGGTAAATAAATTCCTGCATAAAACCTTTCTTTTTTATTAATTACAATATTTTGTTCATGAATTTCTTTTGGTGGTTGATTTCCAAATTTAACAACATATTTTATTTTTGAACTGTCCTCATGTAAATAAACATGAAAATAGTTTTGATTTAAATCAATAATTTTAAATAATGTCATTGGCTGCTCAACACTATTTATATATCTAGGATCACCAGTTCTTTTAAATACACCATATATAGTTTTTACTTGTTGCTGTAAAAAATTTAAGTTTTCAAAATATATCTGTGCGTTATAGTTTTCATTTGGTCTTACTTTAAAATATTCATCGTCTAGTTCTGATGATAGAGATGAGTTTGCGCTAACCCAATCTTTATAGTATGACTCACTATTTGCACCCTGATGATTTATTAAAAATTTTGGTAAAGAATAATTAGGAGTTGAAAGTGTATTATTTTCTATAGAAAGATTATCATTAATGCCCTGATTCCATTTTCCAATATTTGGATATGAATAATTGTTTGAATAATCTGCAAATGAATAATCAATTAATAAAGATTTACCGCTATAAGCAGTATTAATATTATCAGGAGCCTCAACTCCTTGACCATAAACAAATCTTCTTTTTGCAAGAATGTTTGAGACTTTATATGGGTAAATTCCAACGCAATCTAATTCTATTGGGGTTACATCATCATATGCCCAAAAACCAAGCCATTCTTTAGAAGATGTAAAGTTTATATCTTCTGTTTTTTGATATATAGAAATAACCTCTTCACCATTTATGTATAACTTAAATGAATCTTCTAAATATAATATATGAACAAGCATTGGTCTAACCCATTCGCCTACATAATGAGATCCAGATTTATCGCCTATCTTTAATACAATAAATGGTCCATCTACATACAAACCATTGTCGTCTTCAATATTTCCAAATATTTTTTTAGGTTCTGTTGTATTTGAGTTAATCCGCAACCACATTTCTGCAGTATATGTTTTATATTTACCAGAATTATTTAAAAACCCGAATGAGGGAAGAATTAGGGATGGCTTATTGTCATTAGGATAAATAATAGTGCAACTAGATGTTCCATAAACCATTGGTGCACCAGAATTTTTTGCACATAAAGAATTTTGATTAATTAAATAGTATCCATTATTTTCTTCCAAGCCATAGGATCTTGCTGGATATCCATATGTTGTTTCACTAAATATTCCAGATGGTATTTGTACTGGTTCTATACCTAAAGATGTTGATGAAAATTCTTCTGACCATTGTCCAAAAGAAACTCCATTAATAAGAATATAATTTTCAAATTCTTCGAATCCCCCTAGGAATCTTCCTTTAAGAATAAGTCGCACTGGCCCAGATTCATTTGGAATTTCAAATGTTTCAGATAAAAATATCCATCTTTCTGTTACTGCAATATTAAATATTTTTGTAGTTTGGCTCCAACCACCTGTTGCTGGATTGTAATACTCATATCCTAATTCATAACCAGTTATATAAGGGCTTATCGTATATACGTATGCGCCAATTGCAAATGTTCCAAGACTTGTTTGTAATTGGCTAAAGTCTAATACTGCTGAACTTTGACATAAAAATGTTGCTTCACCGTCACCTAAATTTTCTACAACATCAACAACAATTCTTGTTATACTACTATCTATAAATGGTTCATTTTTTACATTTGTTACCTGTGTTGCTGTACAACCAGTGGTAGTCCAGTTATAAACGTTTCTATTTGAATTTGATATAAGCGAAACATAGTCTGCAGAATCATCTAACGACCATAAGCCAGAAGGGTGTTCTGAGAAGGCTTTATCTGCATATAAGTTTGACAAGATAGACATTATGGGTCTATTTTATCATACTACGAAGATATTTTTATTTCACAAGCATCTGTAGTGCAGTACATTTCTCCCTGCGCTTCCAGATTTTCAGCACCGTCATAAATAGCAGACCAATCAATCTTTTTAATTTGTCCAATATAACTATCGTATTCTTCTTTAGTTATTTGTGTATATGGTTGCTGAGGATAAACGGTATTTCCCATTGGCAAAAATGAGACTGCTTTTAATTGTCCTTCATACATATGAAGTGCAGGCGCTACATGCTTTGCTTCAGTTTCTTTGTCAAATGAAAGCGTTACAGATACGCCATTATCTGACCAATATTTCTGAGCAGTAGCAGCAAGCGCAATCTTCTCAAATAATGTTACATCTTTTTCAGATCGTGGATGTCCAGAATGAACTGGGAAATAAACGACAGTTGTATTTGCAGATACAAGGTCAGACTCCATCTTATACCCTGCAGCCTTGAACAAATGAATCATTGGGTCGGTATTCCCAAAGCGAATTGCTCTTAAGAAATAGTCTCCGCCTGGTGCCCAATGTACTCCTGGTGTTGCGCCAGAAAGAATTGATACAGACCCTGATGGCTTAACAGTTGTGACTCTAATGGACTCACGAACACATAGCCATTCAGAATAACTATGATCATATTTACGTATAGTTTTATATCCTTCGTCCATCCATTCACGCACAACAGGCAAGCCAAATTTGTCTGAGAATGATGCAATACCTGTAAGAGATGTTCCAATACGACGATTACGCTGCATGATTCCATTCGTTTGTTGCCAATGAGTAGGAATCAATGTAACTGTTTTGCCGTAGAGATATGCAAATTTGAGTGTTCGTAGGAAGTCTTCCTTGGATTCATGACGATTTAAATGTACCTCGACCAAAGTGCATAATTCGTATGATTCCAACGGCTGTTCTGCACATGGATTAAAGCCCATAACACGATAGTCTTTGCCATCCTTTGGATCAGCCATACGACCATAGTTACGTGCTACATCAAGCCAGATAAATCCTGGTTCTCCGTTATTAACGATTAGGTCTACGTAATCTTCGTACTTTGTACCTACCGTCGCAGCAATGGAGTTATTTGACATCCACGCCCAACCTGGATTTTCTGGATCAAATGAATTACGCTCAGGAAAAACCTCAGCATTCTTCAAATTCATAAAGTCTTGATCTTCTGCTCCACCTAAAGCCAAGGTAGCGGATCGTCTAACATTTCCTGATACCACACATGTACCAATAAGGTTAACGATATCTACTATTGCTCTTGAGTCAAGGGTTTCTCCTGCTCTACCGCCGATTACAGACTTGATCTGCTTATGCAACTGTATAAGTGGTGCAGGACCGCTTGCTGTGCCCCCAAACCCTTTAATAGGGGCTCCTAATGGCCTAATAAGGTTATAGTTAAACTCCTGGATATACATATTAGGTCTTAAAAATGAGTTAATTAATAATCTAACAGACTCTACCCAACCTTCACGAGTATCTGGTATTTCATATACCTGTGGTGGTTCTGTAGGTTCATAAATAGGTAGATTTTTCTCCCCGCCTAAAGTATCAAACCCTACACCTACACCCATCATCAGGGCATCCATAACCCAGCCAAATAATTGACCTGGATCGTTACGGTCTATATCTTTAGTTGAGACCATAGCACAATTTTGTAAAGCAGCAGAGTTTCTTTTTTCCATAGTAAGTGGAGTTCCAAATGCCCACATACCACGTCCAGGTGGTGTCCACTTTAAATTAAACATTCTATCAAATGCTTCTTTTGCAGATGACTGAGCCTTATAGTCATTCCATGGTAGTCTGTTTTCTTTTGCGTGATTCTTTTGTGCTGAATACATACCCTCGATTACACGACGACAAACCTCATACCATCTTTCTTTAGTTCCGTCTTCTTTCATACGGGAGTAGGTACGAATAAATGTAATCTCTCCCAACGAATTTCCACCTGCATCAGTAAAACCAAATGGTGGTTCCTTTGATTTATACTCATTTATAAAATCTTCAGACAAACGAAAACTAAAAAAATCAAACATGTGTTTTTACCTCTCTAAAACTAACTATAATTAATTTTACCACAGTTTTAAAAAATTAAAAACTGTAAATATAAAGTTAATGTTTATGTATATTTTTTCATTTTCCAAAAATATTTTTTATAACCAGAATTAAAAACACTTCTAACTTTTAAACTAAAAGTTTTAGTTTTATCATATTCTTCTTGATTAATAATAATTTTAGATTCATAATCATCTCTTTTAAATGGTATTACTTGTACCAATGGTGTTCCTTTTTTAATAAAACCTTTAAAATCTTTTTTAACTAAAAATGACAATAATCCATCGGAAGGATAGCCGTCCGTATCAATTACTGCAGAAATAGCAGATAATGGTGAATTTTCATGATGTTGAGGATTTATAAACAAACAACTTACTCCTGGTTCAGTTTTAACAATCCAAATTGGATGAATTCTAAATAAATATTCTAAATATAAATCTTTTTCAAAAGGATATCCTTCAACTTGTTTTAAATCATGTATACCTATAAATTGCTTTATATTAGTATTTTGTAAACCTTGTAGTGCTGCAGGAATTACAAATTCTTTTTTATTGTCTGTTGTGTCTATATAAATATCAAAAGGACAAAGAATAAAATATCCTGTTGAAAGCATATCTAAAAAAGCAACACATCTTTTTACTGTTAAATGTTGTACACCATTTTGAGGTGTAGGATCTGAATTATAAAATGATTCTATTTTTTTGTACCATTGTGGTATATGTTTATACGCTGGTTGTGGTTCTGGAAAAACATCAACACTTTTTGGCATAGTAGAAATAAAATGAATTTTTGAATATTTTTGTTTCATTTTATAAGTATACCACTTACAAAATTATTCTGTAGGTAAATCTGGTCCGTCAAATACCAACATTTTCTTTGTAAAGAAATTGTCATATGGCTCACAGTTAATACTAACCTTTGTCATTGCTAACTCTACCTGTTCAACAATTTCAATATTAACCCATGCGTTATCTTCTAAAGAATAACGTTGATATGTTGTATCTATAGCATCAGATTTAATAAACTTAACTACTCCATCTTTTTTAGCAAAAATCCAGTGATTTCGAGAAAAAAGATCTCCGTCTACATAAATAAATATGGTTTCATCATGATAATTTAAATTAACAATTGTTGTTTCAACAACTCTTGTCATATCAACATCTGCTGTAAATATTGCTTCTCTTAAATTAGCAGGAACATCGCCAAGATCCAGGGCTTTTAATTTATCTCCAACAACTAATTCTCCAGCAGGTTTTGTGGTATCTGGTTGTCCTGGTACTGGTGCCATAACCACTTGAGTGTTATAATTTAATGAAAATACATTAAAATAAAAACTTGCACCAACTTGATTAATATGACCGTATCTTGGTGGTGCTGGTGTAAAACCAAAAGCACCGAAGGCGCCAAAAGCACCAAAAGCACCGAAGGCACCAAAAGCACCAAAAGCACCGAATGGTGCAAAACCAAAGGCACCGAATGGTGTAAATGAAAACGGTGTAAATGAAAACGGTGTAAATGAAAACGGTGTAAATGAAAATGTTGTAATAGATTGAGATGATGAAGAGTAATTTCCACATCCGTTTGCATTACATGCTTGAACCTGATATGTTTGTGAAGTTCCACCTTCTTGATTTACAGAGACAGATGTTGCTGAGGTGTTACCAGATTTAGCATCTGATGATTGCCAGTTATAAGATGTTATTGAACTACCACCATTTGATGGAGCACTCCATGAAATGCTGTCTGTTGTTGTTCCTGCAGTATTTGCTGCTGCTGAAGGAATTGGAGAAGAAACGCTTGGTGCTGCTGGTGTATCTGGAACTGTTGTGATAGTAACTGAAGATGTTGCAGAGGATGCTAATGATGTTCCGTTAGCATTTGTAGCAGTTACTGTAAAAGTTGGAGTTGCTCCTGCTGCATATCCACCCACAACAATTGGAGAAGTTGCTCCAGTTGCAGAAGTTCCAGAACTTGGAATTGCTGTATATGTGCTAATAGCCTTTCCACCTGTTGCATTACCAGTAAATGAAACTGATGCAGCACCATTATTCCATGCTCTACCTGTTCCAACATTTGATGCAGATGCACCTGAAGGTGCTTGAGGAACTGTTGTAGCAGTTACAGATGAAGATGTAGATCCTATTGAAGAACCTACAGCGTTATTTGCTTTAATAGTAAATGTATATGCTGTGGCTGATGCTAGACCTTCAAATGTTGTACTTGTTCCTGATACCGTTTTTGAATAAGTTGAAGGAGTAGTAGTAATTGTATAAGATGATGCTGCAGCAGACCCAGTGGGTAAGGACCAAGCCAAACTTACTGCTCCACCAACCCCAGATGCGCCTGCTTCTGATGATGCTGCTGATGCTGCATAAGGACGATTAGTGCCGACATCTGTTGCTGTTGTAATTGTTACATCATTTGGCCATGATTGATGACCTGCTTTTCTTCCAAGTTTACCTGCCATTACTATCTACTCCTTTTTATTTTTAATTTCTATTAAGCGGTGGCTAAGTCACCAATTAGAACCCAACTATCTGTTGCTCTCTTGAATAGAGTTGCTGCAGACCATTGTGCTCTTAAATAAGCGCCAGGTGTAGCATTTACTGTTACTCCTGATGCCCCTACAATTCTTACTCCGCCAGTATTTGTACGAAGTACATCGATAGATGTGCCTACTGGGTAGGCAACTGAAGAGTTTGCTGGGATAGTAATATCAACAGCAGTTCCTCCAGTGTGTGAAACTTCAATCATTGAGTCTCTTTCGGTAAGTGCAGATAATGTATATGCTGCACTCTTTTGTATAATTGTAGTTCTTGAAGGAACGCCTTCTTTTGTTTGTGTTCCGTCTGTAAATGCTACTCCAGATGCTGCTACAGTTACTGTACCAGTAAATGTTGGGTTAGCGGTAGGAGCCTTAGCATCTAATTGTGTTTGAATTGCTGAAGTAACTCCATCAAGATATCCAATTTCAGTATCTGAAACTCCAGATACTCTAAACTGAACAACTGTTGAGTCTGCAGCAAGTGTGCCTGGTGTAGTTTCAGTTAAACCAGTTCCAGCAGATACTGCCTTTGCAGCGTTAAATGCTGCGTATGTAATATCTGTTGTTCCAATTGTAATTGCTGAAGTATTAGAACAGACATATCCATAACCTGAGTTTACTGTACCTTCAAGAACTAAGCAGAAGTCTCCACCTGCAAGTTCACCTGTTGGAGTGTTATCTGCATCTGCTGTTCTTGTCCATCCATTATTCTTTACTTCATAAATACCATTATTTTTTTGATTTGATTGATCTTTAACAAGAACACGATCACCAACTGATAGAGCAACTCCATCAATTGTTTGTGTTCCGCTTAGTGTAATATTTCCTGTTGTGGCAACACGTACTGGTTGGTGGAAGTTAATGTTTGAAGTAACTCCATCAACATATGCCTTTGTTGCTGCATGTGAGTCTGCTGTTGGTGCACCTGAAAGTGTAAGTGCTCCTGTCATTGTTCCTCCAGCAAGTGATAACTTAGCATCTAGTGCTGTTTGTGTTGCTGTTGAAACTGGCTTATTAGCATCTGATGTATTATCTACGTTGCCAAGGCCAACCATGCTCTTTGTTACACCAGATACTGTCCCAGTAAATGTTGGAGAAGCAATTGGTGCATATGTTGATGCTGCTGATGCAGAAGCCAATTTAGCATCTAATTGTGTTTGGATAGAAGATGTAACTCCATCTACATATCCTAATTCTGTAGCAGAAACTGTTGAAGATACTGCCAACTTAGTCCAATCAATTGCTGCTGATGCATTTATATCAGCATTTACAATTGTACCGTCTGCAATCATTCCAGATGTAACAGTTCCTGTTGGAAGAGTTACAGTACCTGTAAATGTTGGAGATTCAAGATTTGCCTTAAGGTCAAGTGCTGATTGTGCAGCAGTTGAAACTGGCTTATTAGCATCTGATGTATTATCTACGTTACCAAGTCCAACATCTGCTTTAACAAGGCCAGATGGCGATGTGATTGTTTTATTTGTAAGAGTTTGTGTACCATCAGTTGTTACTAATTTTGAGGTATCTGCAATTCCATGAACAGAAGTTGTGTCTGATTGATGTTCTGATACAGCATTATCTGCATAAGATTTAGTTGCAAGAGCAGATGTGTCTGCAATTCCATGAACATTTGTTTCATCAAGATTATGTGTTGATACTGCACTTGAAGCAGCATCTGATGCAGCATTATCTGCATAAGATTTAGTTGCAAGAGCAGATGTGTCTGTAATTCCATGAACATTTGTTGTAGTTTGATTGTGATCTAAAACATAAGCATTAGCACGATTTGCTTCAGAACTAATCAATGTTTGTACTGTAGAAAGTGATGTTTTTTCACTTAAAGATTGAACAATTGTTGATGCAAAAGATGCATTATTATCAATTGCTGTTGCAAGTTCTTTAAGTGTATCAAGTGCTGCTGGTGCACCATCTAATATGCTATCTACGGCATTAGAAACAGCAGTAGATATTTGACCTTCGATTGCTGTTGTATCAAAATCTGAGGAGTCTGTAAAGTATGACAACTGCAGCCATGTTGAACTGCCGTCACCCATTTTAAATTTACCAGTATTGGTTTCAAATCCAATTTCACCAGATGCTAATATTGGATTGGTATTTGACCACTGAGACGAAGTTCCTCTACGCTGTTGCATTCTTGTTGCCATATTTATTTCTCCTTTGTACTAACTGCGTACTCTTTATTATTTAAATTTTTCATTGGCTAACTCCACCGCCGTCAAGGACGAGATTTAGTGTTCCAATATTATTAAAAACAGACTTTACAAAAGCGGTTGTTGCCAATTGTGTAGAATCTGTTGAATAAGATGCTGTTGGTGCTGTTGGTGTACCAGTTAATGCGGGTGAAGCCAAGTCAGCCTTAAGATCAAGTGCTGACTGTGCAGCAGTTGAAACTGGCTTATTAGCATCTGATGTATTATCGACATTACCTAAGCCAACCATCGATTTTGTAATACCAGATACGGTACCAGTAAAGGTTGGTGATGCTAGTGGAGCCTTTGTTGCAAGGCTGGAAGTCATTGTTCCAATAAAATCTGGGTTATCGCCAATAGAGGCTGCTAATTCATTAAGTGTATTTAATAGATCTGGAGCACCATCAATAAGGTCTTGAATGGCTGCTGCAGCATCTGGGGTAAAATAAACAAGATCTGTCCAGCGACTAGTTCCATCACCAATTTTAAATTTATTTGTATCAACTTCAAAACCAATTTCACCTGCTGCAAGAATTGGATTTGCGGTACTCCATTGAGAAGCGGTACCCCTTCTTTGTTGTTGTCTTACTGCCATTTTTGCCTCCTTATGGTATTTACCATATAACCTATATTATAACACTAATTTTAGTTAAAATTATCAATTGCTATTCCACCATCAATAGTTGATGAAAAAACATTATCTAATGCACTACCAGAATCTGTGCTTGCTGTCATGGGACTATTGTAAAAACCAGAATCTACAAACATACTAACAATAAGTCCATTACCGTCAATTGCAGTATCATGTATATGATCTGGAATATTATGTGTATCTTCCATTGTAGCCTGTGTATACCAAGTTCCATTATAATAATAATTTATTCTGTTTGTAAGAGTATCCAACCATTGTGTTCCATCAGTTGGTAAATTAGGAGCGGTAGATCCAACAGCCATTGATCCAGTCAATGAGTCTACATATTCTTTGGTTGCTGCATGATTGTTATCAGTAGGCGTACCTACAACTACAGCACCTCCAAAACTACCGCCGTTATTTACGACTAATCCATTCTTGACTTTAAAATCTTTGTCTACTGTTGCCAAGATCTACCACTCCCTCTTTTATTTATTTTTTTACTTCAAAAGCGTTCCAACAACAGCCACTGTTGAGTTGTTGTTGAGAGTTGCTACACGAAGACGTACATCTGAACCGCTTACATCTGCTGAAACAGATCCAAGTGAGCCATTTGTTCCTACCATCGCATATTCTGTGATTGCCACATTGTCAGAAGTATCAAGAGTCAAGATAACTTTTGAAACCTCAGTGTGTGAGCCTTGAGCAATCTTTACAAGGAATTCAGCAGAACGATAGTCTGCTTTAGCCCATGAGACTGCTGTACTTGTGCTTGCAGTTGCAACAGGAGCCTCTGCTGCTACCTGCTTTGCAATGCTTGCAATTTCTACTGCAGGGAAGTCAGGTGTGACTGCCTCAAGAGCAGATACTGCACGAGCATTTGTAAAGTAAAGGTTTGTTGTACCTTCATCAAGATCGTCTGTATCAGAATCTGCAACACCGTTTTCTGCGGTAATTGTAAGACCAGATCCATTTCCAGTAATCTGAATGTTTGTAAGTGTTGCACTTGTTAGAAGTGCTGCTGCGTCTGTCTTTGCACGAGCAGTTGTGTAATAAAGGTTTGAACCTTCTGCAACATCATCTGTATCAAGGTTGTCAATACGAGTATTTGTTGCTGAGTCAAGACCGTCTGCATAAGACTGTGCTGCTGACTGTGCTGCTGAAGCAGAGCCTGCTGAATCATAGTTTACTGCAAGTCCATTAGCATAATCTTCTGCTGCTGACTGAGCATTATTTGCTGCAGTTGTAGCAAATGATTCTGCATTAGATTGTGCAGTATTTGCATAACCTTGTGCTGCTGTATCAAGATCAGAAATTTCACCATTTGTGTAAGAATTTGCAGATGCTACTGCATTAGATTCTGCAGTATCAACATAAAGTTTATTTGCTGCATCTCCATTAGATGTTGGTGTTGCAAGGCTTGTTACCTTATTTGTTCCACCAAAATCAAGATTGCCAGTCATGCTGTCTCCAGCCTTGGCTACCTTTTCTCCCAATGAAGTAGCAATATTAGTTGCATAATTTGGATTATCAGCAATTGCTGCTGCTAACTCATTAAGAGTATCTAGCAATGCTGGTGCACCATCTACAAGATCAGATACTACTGTATCAACATAAGCCTTTGTTGCAGCATCTGCGTTTGCTGTTGGAGTTGCAAGGCCAGAAACCTTATATCCACCAGCAGCGAGATCGCTACCAAGAGTTTTGTTTGAAAGTGTTTGAGTATCTGTTGTACCTACAACATCTCCAGTCACACCATGAATACCTGATGTTAAGTCATTATGTGCATCTACAGCATTATCTGCTGCTCCAAGAGCGTCGTATGTGCCAGCAAGATTAAGTGCTGTAATTGCGTTATTTGTATAAGTATTTGCATTTGTTTCTGCATCTGCAATTTGACCTTCGAGGTCTGATACTGCTGAAGAAAGAGCATTTGATGCTGTAAGTTCTGCTGCTGCTTGGGCTGCATTAGCCTTTGTAGTAGCATCTGCTGCTGCATCTGAAATTGCTTCGCCCTTTGCGGTAGCAACTTCTGCATCTGTTGCAAAAGATCCGTTAATTGTTGTTGAGATTTGTACATTTGCTGAACCATTAAAGTTAACTTGTCCAGTTACATCTCCAGTAAGTTCAATTGTACGAGCAGTCTCAAGAGTTGTTGCTGTATCTGCATTACCAGTTACATCACCAACGAGATCTGCTGTTATTACTCCCGCAGCAAAGTTGCCTGAGCCATCACGCTTTACAACCTTATCTGCTTCGTTTGCTGAGGTGGCTGTTCCACCAATTAAGTTGACGATATAGTTTTGATCATCTGTTTTCTTTGTAAGAATATCATGATTATTGATGGTACCTGTTGTGCCTTCAACAATCAGACCATTCTTTACCTTAAAGTCTTTTGTGACTGTTGCCATTTTTTATTATCTCCTTGTGTTACGCCTTAAGTCCAATTCGTGCATAACGAACTGTGACTGGCTTAATCGCAGGATCTGGAGTAACCGTTAAGGATACTGTATTTCCAGCCCTGGAGACGCTAATGGTGCCAATATTCCCATCGTTGTCTATTGTTCCGTATTCGCTGACATTTACATTTGTACCGTCAACTAATACGGTCAACTCTGTTGCATAAAATTTATTGTCTCCCGCAGTTACCTTAGCGATTGAAACAATATACTTAACCATACGCCATTCTGTTGCATCAAAATTATCAATTACTGTTGGATTCTCAATACCTGTAATTGTATTTTCATTATTACCCATAGATCCAAGGTCTGTGGAACGGGCAGAGGCGGAATCAATTAAATCTTCATAATCTTGTTGAGAGGGACGATCTCCAGTCTCAAACTTTGTTTTTAGTGTTGGTATTGATATCTTTGCCATGATGGTATTATAACTCCTTTTTTATATTTTTAAAGAATCCAGTTACTAAAGCCAATAACCTGTAGTGGAATTGGCGGGGGATTAGATGCACTATATCCTTCAATTTGTATAGATTTAAACCTTACCCTAAATGGTAGGTCATACTTAATAGTCGTTGTTGGACTAATAAGATTTATTTGTTGAACAGAGTAATCAATTGGTTTTATATATTTGGTTTTATGTTGTAGATTTGATAATGTTGCTGTTGCCATTAATCTGTTACATCTTCAAGAATCTTCATGCTACCCTGGCATACTGTCCAGACTCTTGTAGCATCAGATAACTGAATGTCAAAGATGTCCCCTGTTTCTAAAATAACTGATTGTTCAGAAGTCAACCAAACAGTAAACTCTCCAACTAAATCGTCTGCATCTTGTTCTGGATTTAACTCCATAACTAATGTTGCATCGTCCGTAATAATTCCAAGGTTTGCATTATTGTTGGGTCTTTTAATTTTCATGTTAATATTCCAGTCTGGAATAATTAATGCTTCTCCAGCATCATCAACTACATAAACCTTAAAGCCAGATGTATCTCCACGAACCACAGTCCAAATTACTGTAGGTGGTTTTTCACCAATGTCATAAGAAGATGCGGATCCACGAAAATTTGCCATACTGCGATTATATCATATTTAGGCTAATCCAGCCTTCAATGCTCCCCATGTTCCATTACCTTTTGCTTCAACAATTATTACACCATTTGTTGCATGTGCATATCCAACTATACCTACTGCACCACTGCCCTGTTCTGGTCTATTTTTTGTTAAACCACCATCTGGCCTACTAACATATAAAACATCTCCTGCTATAAATGATGAAGTATTTATATTAGAAAGTACTCCTGCAACAACAACTTTTCCTATAGCATTATTTGCTAATGATGTTTTTAATAATCCTAATACTGGTTTAAATGTTTGTGAGTCCCATAAATTTTCATTGTAATGTTTTATTCCTGGAACGGTATTAGAATAATTATCTATATAAACAGGAGTACCAGCAGGAAGTGTAATTCCACTTATATTTTTAACATCTATTTGTATAATTGATACATCAATTGACTCTAAAGATTCTTTAACATCCTCTGCTAATTCTTTAAAATCACCGTGAACATTTACTGGATCTGTAGACTTAGGAAAACTAAGTTGAAATTGTCCAAGCGTATAATCTGTTGCCATAATGTATTTATTATACCACTTTTGAGATATTTGACATATTATCCAAATCCATGTTATACTAAGAAGTAATATGACACCCCTTAACAAGGTGTCATTTGTTTCTAAGGAGGAAACTATGATTAACTTTATGAATAATAACAGGCAAATCATTGGTACACTCAGCATATTAACGATGTTTGCTGTTTGGTCAAATGTCGCTAATGCTTCTGAAAACCGATTAAACGATAGTAATATCGTGTCAACGGAAGATAAAGGGGCCACGCAAGTGGCCGAAAGTCTTTCTAAGGCTAAAGAAGATCAGTTAGAAAAATACAAAAATGCTATAACTCTATCTGACAAAGATCTTAAAAATCTACTTGCTTTAGTGGGTTTTGAAGGTCAAAATCTTAAGGAGGCTTGGGCTGTTGCTAAGAAAGAATCTGGCGGTAGACCATTAGCCCTTAATAACAGTAAAAGAACTGGAGATAGTTCTTATGGCTTATTTCAAATAAATATGATTGGAGACCTAGGTCCTGACCGTAGAGATAAGTTTAATTTAGAGTCCAATGTTGAACTCTTTAATCCCGTGCTAAATGCACAAATTGCCTATTATATGACAGACGGTGGAAAAAACTGGACTGCGTGGCATGGTATTACATCAAAAACTAAAGAATTGATGTTACAATTTCCAAAATAAAAAATAAAATACCTATATAATATTATTTTATATAGGTATTTTTTTATTTTGTTATAATTTCACTATTTAATAACCAAGTAACTATTACATATCTTGTGCCATTTTTAATTGGATGAACATTATGCATATAAATAAAGTTAGATGGAAAAACAAGAACATCATTAGATTCTGGCTTATATAATATTCCTAATTCTGGAAACTCTATTTCTCCACCCTCATAATCAGAATTTAAATAATATAACAATGAAACAACTCTTGGATGTGTAAAGGTTGCATCTATGTGATTATCAAAAAAATTATTTTTTGTATATTTTAAAATATAATATGGCTCATGAATTGGTGGTAATGGCATATTATAAATATTAAAACAATAATCTTTTTCGATAATATCTAAAACATTATAAATTTTATTTGCAACAATATTGTTAAATGCTTGTTTTGGTGTATGATGTGTATCAAGTAAAACTTTTGATAGTTTATAGGGTATAGTAAATGTTTCTAAATCTCGATCTACACTTTCTGGTTTATCTTCATTTGCTTTTTTTATAGTTTCTATGTCATCCAACACTATAGAAGTATTAAATGCATCTTCTAAATTTTTTAAAAATTCTTCATCATCAGTTACTACATTTTTATAAACATATATTCCCAAACCTAAATTTACTCTATTATTTTCTATATCATAAGTTGACATCTTTTAAAACCTTCTCGTAATCATTATACATTAACCAGGTTGCAATTGAATATTTGGTTCCATTTGTTATTGGATGAACTTCATGATGATAAATAAAATTAGAAGGAAATACCAATACACTATTTTTTTCTGGTTTACATTTTATATTAAATTCTGGAAACTCTATTTCTCCACCCTCATAATCAGAATTTAAATAATATAAAACAGAAATTACTCTTGGAAATAATGGTCCATCATCTACATGACTTTTAAAAAAATTGTTTTTTTCATATTTAAATAAATAATATGCATCGTGTGAAAAAGTTTTAATATTATTATTATTTAAAGAATAATGCTTTTCAATAGGATTTAAAATATTATAAAGAATATTTCCAACAAAATTATTAAATGTTTGTTTTGGTGTATGATGTGTATTAAGTAAAACTTTTGTAAATTTATAAGGTATAGTAAATGTTTTTAAATCACGAATATTTTTATCTATAAATGCTTTACTATTTGAAATAATGTGTGGTTTTTCGTGCCACATTAAAGTTCCTTCTTCAAAACTTTTTATTAAATTGCTTAAAAATAAATCTATATCATTAAAAACATTATAATACATAAATATTCCAGGTGCTATTTTTTTATAGTCTAACTCCATTTGTTTATTGGACATGTAGATTCACTCCGATGTAAATATTTATCTAAAAACTCTTTATTTTTTGAACACTCTTTTGTAAATTTAACAAAAAAGGTACAACTTTTACATGCATCATACCTTTCTTGTAACTTTTTTGAGTTTACCAAATTATTCATAATTTTCCTTTATTTATTAAATTATATCATATTAATAAATAAAGTCTTTTGGCTTTAATGGTTTTTTAAATTTAAAATATATTTTTAAAAATATTTTTTTAATTTTATAAAACATATCTGCTCTCCATTTCTTTTAAAAAAATATTTGCAAGACCATCTGAATACCATAATCCTGGATGAGCATTATCTCTACCTATATTATAAAAAGGATCATTTTTTTCATTTTTATTATTTGACATAAGTTTTATATCAGAAGGTTCTACAAAAAGAAAATTATTAAATTTTTTATTTTTATAAAATAATAAATCTTCATTATCCCATGTTGTCCATAATAATTTTATATTTTTTAACTCGCAATATTTTTCTAAAAATAATATTGATTTAAAACAGTCTAGTTGTCCTATAGTCTTATATTCTTTAGTTTTTTCATAATAAATAACTAAATTTTTATCTTTATATTTTGCTGTTCTTTCTGATTCTGGAAAAAGACAAAAAATTATTTCTGGAGAACCAAATTCTTCACAATATAACATTATGTTATAAATAATGTGGGATGTAAATCCATTTAAAAATCCCAAACAAAAATAATTATCAAGTTTATATTTTAAAGATAGTTTTTTATATAATTTACCAGACCAATTTTGCATATATGGTAATGCTTCTCCAAATGTTGTAGAACATCCTGCAAATAAAACATGTTTACCACTATGATTTATTTTAAAATCATCAGATCGATGTCCATAATTATTTAATTTATAATTAAAATTATTTAATTCTGGTTTATCAATAAAAGAATTTTTTCTAATTTCTTCTCCAAAAGTATATTCAAATACTGAATTTGGTAATAATTTATCATATGCTGGAATAATAAAATCTGAAAAAAAATTAATCATATTATCTTCTTTTTTTGTTGCCATTCATTTTCAGATATTTTTTTTCTTATTACATCTAAATAATCTGGTCCTTTAGTATACCACCAGTGATCTGGTTTAACAAAATGAAAAAAAATCATTCCAACAAAATTAGATTCTGGATTAGGAAAATTTTTTCTCCAATGAATATTATCATTTCCATAATACGCCAGTGCTTCATTTGGCATTAGTTTATATGGTCTACCCTCTACCCATAAATCCCAAGCATCTTTTTGATAGGTACAAAAATCCATAGTATATGTACAAGCATTATCATCTTTATGTGCCCACAATTTAGCATTTTCTCCACAATAATGTGCAAAAAGAGAATATGACGGTAGTATTGAATCATCTTCAAAAAATTCTCTAACTAATGGAAGAATTTTATCTGAATATTCAGAAAGTATTGGATCTGAAAACCAATATCTTCCAAATGAATTATCATATTCTGTTTCTAATTTTTTTCTATTTAAAAAATAAGATTCTAATTTTTTAAAATCTTTTTCAGAAAAAATATTTTTAAATATTTTAGGATCTTTCATTTTATCCAACTAACTACGGCATATCTTGTACCATCAGTTACCTCGTTAACAGAATGATTATAAACATAATTAGATGGAAATATTAAAAGTTGATTTGCTTTTGGTTTATATGATATATTAAATCTAGGAAAAAGAATTTCGCCTCCAGAATAATTTTCATTAATATAATATACTGTAGAAATTCTTCTAGGAAATTTTTGATGATCATCTATATGATTTGTAAATTTTTGATTTTTGCCATATTTTAAAATATCATAATTTGAATGTTCAATAAAATCAATTCCATACATATGCTTATAATCTAATTCTAATTTATCAAATGATATAAAAAATATATTTGATAATGTTTTATAAAAAGCATCAAGTAAATTTTTATAATCTTCATCTATATAACCTTGATATGGAACAGAAACTGAATCGGTATCTCTTGTTTTTTTATTTTGAGGTGGTTTGTTTTCTCCATCATAAACTCCAGCACTATTCCATGTTATATTTGCAGAAACTATTCCTTCTTCAATATCATTAATTAATGTTTCATAATTATTAATAACATTTGAATAAATTACTATTCCTGGAGCAATCTCTTCTTTATACATACTACCACTTCCCTACTGGACATACTGCTTTTTCTAATTTAGTTTTAGCAACCATAAAACAACCACATTTTTTACATTGTTTGGTTAGGTTAATTAACTCTGGACACTCTTTGCATATAGAATATCTTTTTTCTGCTACCTCACTAGATACCCATTCTGTATTAGGATTAATTAAATCCCACGGCCTAGTTTCTCCTAACATTTCTTTATATCTTTCTAATCTATTTTTATTTTTTGGATCCATTATTATTTTCCTTTTTATATACATATTCATATAAATCAAAATCTATACTATTTAATTCTAAAAATTTTGCAATATCTTCATCAGATAAAAAAGGTTTTAATTTTTCAGTTGTATATATTTCATTATTAATATTTACTTTTGATTGATTTACTATTAAATTATAATTTATTTTATTATTAAAAGTAATATCTGAATAATTTTCATTAAACCATTTTACTAAATTTTCAATAAATATTAATAAATTATCAGTTGTATTTATAATATCAAAAGAATCTATATAACTTTTAACTAAATCAAAATTAATTTCTATTTCTTGCAATCCCCAATTTTTTGATTTATTTTTACGAAGTATATCTAAATTTAATGGAAAATCTTTATATCTATTTTCTAATGGTTTAGAACAAATAAATTTTGATTGAATATTTCTATGTGAAATATATTCAATATCTTCAAATAAATGATATTTTAATTTATCTTCAAACTTTTCAATTTCTAAATATTCTTTTTTATCTTTTAATACATTATCATATATATATAAAAAATAACTAATTGCACGATCTAAAGGATTTCTTATAATTGTTGCCAAAGATAGATTATCTACTTTTTCAATTGGATATCTTCCTAAATGCCCCTGAATAAAAGCATATTCATTAGAAACATCTGAATGTGGTGGAGAACTAGGAGGATATTTTGCAATATCGTTATTAGTTAGAAATTGTCCAAAATTAACCATTACAGACATACCGCCAGTTTTTGGTATATGCAAAAAATATAATCTTTTATCTATTTTCATTAAAAATTCCTTTTATTAAAGTATATCATGTTCCAGTATATCCTAAGAAATTTCCACAATTGTCATATACGCAAACATTGTATCCACATGGTATAAATCTATATGATCCATCTGGTATACATTGTGTTGGTGTTGGGGTTGGCGCTGGCTCTGGTGTTGGGGTTGGTGTTGGTGGTGTTGGTGTAGGAGTTGGTGTCGGTGTTGGGGTTGGCGCTGGCTCTGGTGTAGGAGTTGGTGTCGGTGTTGGGGTTGGTGTTGGTGTTGGAAGTCCACAGAAACTTCTTCCAACATATCTTGGTGGGCAAGTAAATTGTCCGCTTGGACTAGTCTGATATTGATAAAAATCTCCATAACCATTTGCATCAACATTTATACAATAACCTGCATCGTCATCTATACAGTCTGAAGTACCTGGTGTAGGGGTTGGTGTTGGTGTTGGAGTGCTACTATATCGATAAACTGTAATTGAAGCACCATATCCATTATATTCACAGTTAGTTCCAGGAATATAAGTACCTGGAGAAGGATCTTGGGCAGCAATTTTTCCATTATTTTCAGCAGTTGCACCTTGAGAATTATCATAATAGTATGTAGATTCATACACATAACCGTGCTGATTTATTTGACTTGAAGCAGATTCTGATTGTCCAATCAAGTTTGGCATTATGTAATCATATTGACATGTTGGTGTTGGTGTTGGTGTCGGTGTTGGCGGTGTCGGTGTTGGGGTTGGAGTTGGTGTTGGGGTTGGTGTTGGTGTTGGTGTTGGAGTTGGTGTTGGTGGTGTTGGTGTCGGAGTTGGTGTTGGTGTTGGTGTCGGAGTTGGTGTTGGTGTCGGAGTTGGTGTTGGTGGTGTTGGTGTTGGTGTTGGTGTAACTATACCTTCTGCAATATCTCCGTAAGCAACCCAAGTATTTGTATCTAACTTTAAAACAGTAACCTTTCCATACTGTCCATCTATAGCAGCACTTGTTCCTTTAGAATTTAATGTAACTCCAGATGCTCCAGCAATAGTAACACTTCCAGAACCTAATCTTATAACTTCTACCTTATATCCATTATCAATTGTTTCTGTAGAATTCGACGGTATACTAATAACTGAAGCAGAAGAACTATCTACTGTTATAACCTTACCTGCATCAGAAGCAGTAACTGTATAGTTTCCTAATTTTGCATTTAATGTTGAATAACCATTTATATACTTCCATTGACCATTGTGGAAATACTGAAGTTGATTTATTGCTGTACCGCCAGTTGTTGACTGTCTAACAAAGCAAACAAGTCCTGATGCTGGTGATGGTATTGCTAAATCACGAGTTTCTGGAGATTGAAAATTATTAATACCAGCCTTTGCTGTTAAAACTTCTTCAAATGTTACTGGAGATGAAAAGGTTTGAGATGCAGTCCATGTATATGATGCATTTGTATTAACTGCACCACTAATTGAATACCATGTTCCGTCTTTATAGATATATGCTACTTTTCCATCATTATTAATTGGCATCAGATGTCAACCCCAATGCTCTTAATTCTGCTTCTGTTAATCCTAAAGCAACTAGTTTTGCTATTGCCCTTTCTTTTAAAATTTGATTGGTATTTTCTTGAGACATTATTCACCAATCACCCGCCATTCAGTTCCAGACCATACATACATTTTTAACGGGGAAGAGTCAGAATCAACCCATAATGCTCCTACAACTAAATCTGTGCTAGGAGCAGTAGCGGAATATGTAGAAGTTCCATAAGTTGGAATATTTCCTATAGATGTTGTAGAATCAACCCAAATATAACCATTAGTTAGTGAATCTCCACTAGGTTGTGTGGCAGAATATGAAGAACGTGCTGGATCTGTTTCAATAAAATCAACTCTATCGTCTAGTCCCTTTAAATGTCCTGCTATAGAATTTGCAATAATTCCATTAGTAACACCAATTTCATCTACTGATGGTGCTGTAGTACTTCCATAATGATAAAGTCTTAGGGCAGCCTGAATATCTGCAGCATCCTCATATCCTGGGATCTGTGTTATATATATATTACCTATATTTTCAGAAGCCACCTACATCACCTGCCAGAATTATACCACCCGAATATCAACGTGCACTGTTCTAGTGCCATCCAAATTTTGCCATTCCCCATCGCTGTATTGTATTGCTGTCAACGTAATAGTTAGTTCAAGATAACTAGTTATTGGGTTTGTGCCTACCTGGATTTCCATAGACGATGATACTGGTTTGTCATTTTCGATAGTATAAACAATATTAAAATTTTCTGCCGATGGTAAAGATCCAACTAAATTTAAAGGAAGTATGTCTGCTGCAATATTTATTGTTTTTGTTGCTTGTCCATTTGTAAATTCAAAAGAATAGTTTTTTCTTAATTCATTAGGCATTAAATTAAATAATTTTTTCCAAACTAATCCAGTGCCTGGCTCTAAAATATATTGATATACACTCAAATATTCTTCATCAAGTGGACCTAAGTTATAAAACACATCATATGGTAATGGCGCACCTTCTGGAAATTCATCAAACTCGGTTGGCTTTTCCATACCAAAAAATATTTGACTTCCTCTTTGGCCTTTTGCACCTAAATCTAAATCAACACTTATTGAACTTGGTGGGCCTACAACCAGAACATCTTCATTTGAAAATACTACATCTAAATTTGTTGTCATGGTAGTGAAGGTGTAACCTCTTCAGTGACAAATACTGTTCCTGTTAAAATTGTATAAATCTTTTTATATGGTAATATTTGATTTGATTTTATTTGAACATCATAATAATATGTTTTTGTTGCATCAAGTTGCTCACCTGCTTCTGGAGTAATAACACATTTAATATGATTTGGGAATTGTTGTGTTCCAGCATCTGATGGTATATTTGAATAACATTCTATAATTGTAGAAGAACCTCTTGTTTCTGCAATAGAAAAAGCAACTGTATACTCAGTTAGATCCATTGCTGATCCACCTGCAAGTTTTGGATATATGTTAAACTCGTAGGTATCACCTTTATAATAATTAATATTTAACTCGCCTGGAAATGCCATAGGTTCCTCCATGTAAATTATATCACAGATACATATATTGAATTCATTAAAACTGAGGAGTCGTAGTCTGCTCTAATTTGCGGTACCGCTCCAGAAGACCACATAGAATCATCCTCAATAAAGAAATGCTGTGTAACATACATATTGTAGACATACTGATATTTTAGTGATGCTACATACTGTGAAATTTCGGTGGTAGATTTAGGGAAAAGCGTTCTAATCCAAACCTCTGTATTATTACTATAAGTAGTAAGTTCAAAGTTGTATGTTACAAATACTTGTGATCCTACTTTAAGCCCGTGAAAATTAAGCATTCTTTGATGCTCATTCCAAAGACTGGTGCATCCTTGTGGTAGATATTTTTCGTTTGTATTACTGCCCTTTGAATCTACCCAGACACTAACCCATCCATCTTCACCCTGGTTTGCACCTAATCTTATTTCATTTCTCTTTTTATTAAAATATGCTCCCCATCCCGCCTGTTGTCCAGAAGAAGACAGAGAACTTTCCCCGTCTTTTCCAGCAGTGCCTCTATCGCCCTTTGGGCCCTTCTCTCCGTCCTTACCAGCAGGTCCTTGAGGTCCAGGTATACCTGCAGGTCCTTGAGGCCCCATTGGGCCAGGTACAGGAACATAATTAATTAAAACATCAGCATTAGTATTTTGAGTTTCTACAACTTGTGCAGCATAACTTGATTTTTTATTTGTTGGAAAATCCATGGATTTAGACATAGCCATGTTTGTATTATCTCACAATATTATTGACAGATATATGAAAAAGACATATGAAATTTATCAGCAGTAGATAGATTAATTGGAGAGTTGTGATCAAATGGCTCATCTGCTGCAGAAGATTTAATATTCCAAATTGTCATTGTCATACTTGATGGTGATAGATGTCCCTTAATGCTGTAATGATCTGTTCCAGATGGTGTGACATCATGAATTGAACCTCCATAAACATCTGTATGATATTTTGAAGCAAAAGGAATTGTTAATGAATACTGTCCAGTACCAAAATTTGTCACGGTAGTTGGGACAACATCTATTTGTACTATAACTAAATTACCAATTTTAATATATGACCCAGTTGCTGGAGTTCCAGTAAATGTTAATCCTGTTCCAGACCAAGTCGGGGAATATGTATGGATTGTGCTTGTAACACTTCCATCATCAATAGATATATCAAATGGACCCATCGCTGGATGAGTAAAACGTGCCATTAAGAACCAACCTCAAGTCTTGCCTTAAGAACTGCAAGAGACATGCCATTAGATGAAGCAATTGCATAAATAGCGTCATTGCCATTTAATTCAATAGAAATAGAGTGGTTTGGCATAATTCTAAATCCATAATTTGTAGAAGATACTGTATCTGATCCACCAATATAAACATATCCAGAATCATTTACATTTTGCATTGTAATGTCAATACCAGAATGCTTCCCATTTGGTGTTAGCCTTGTTGCTGTTGTATTTGACAAAACTGTTAATCCATGATCCATGATGTCTCCTATTTAACCTTATAAACTTTCCCGCCAACCTTAATTACTGGTGGCAAATTATCTTTTTTGTTTGATACTTTTACAACGGCCATTATAAACTTCCTCCAGGAGTAATATCTCCCAAAACATAAATAGTTCCAATAACTGGAGTCCATACAGCGTCTTCTGTATCTTCTGGAATTATGACCTGTAAATCAAAAGGAAGTTCTGCAACATTGGCTGCATACTTTAATCCCCAATTTTTAGTTACTGAGGGATAAGCAGTAATATCAACATATCCAGATCCTACAACACAATCTAATGCGTCTAATACATCCCCAGACTGATCATATGCTGTTGCTTTGTATGTCCATCCCTCAGTATCGTAGTATGTAGATTCATCATCTTCAAAAAATTCTATTCGTAATTTTGCAGTATCTCCACGCACAACTCGCCATTGTATATTTGCTGGATCAGCACCAAATTTTTCGGGAGCACAGAGATTTGCCATAATAGAAAAATTATACCATGAAATATAGACTTGCCCCATGATCGGTGGGTATGAGAGACAGATCACGGGGACAAGCAATTAAAAGTATATCATAACAGACAAAACGGATATATGTGTTTGCAATAGAAAATTACTTATGGTATAGTGTTTAAATGGGTTTGTAGGGGCTTTGCACTGAGAGATATGCAACGCTCCCTTTCTCACCATTAGATTGCAATATAAAAATCTATGGGGGGAGGGGGGGCTTTCCCTAAAAGATAAACTTTATATATATTATATATAGTAATTACTTATCGATTTTTGCAATGTGATTTAGCAAAACATCAAACATCTTATCGATTTTTTCATGAATGTGTTTTCTATCTTCTTCTGCTTCTTCTGATTTTTTTTCTAGTCTATTAATTTGATCTTTCAAACTGGATCCTCCATTAGGCCTTAACTCTGCTTTCATTTCAGCAAAATAATTTTTTACAAGAAACTTGATTGCAAAGGCAATACCTGATAAAATAGTTCCTATACCTATAATTATTTCGATTATTAAAGCAGTGCCATCGAATGTCATGATAGGCACAATTATAACAGGAGTTTTTACAAAATGAAATCTGAAATATTGGCAACGCTAGAGTATTCTAAAAATTTAATAATCTCGCCAGACATGGACGGTTTTGTTTCGGCGCAGTTATTAAATCTTTATAACGGATATAAAGTAGTAGGCACATATGACAAGAATGTTCTTTGCCTTTCGCCAGGAATTAGTCCTAGAGATTGTTTGTTCGTTGACTGCGATATGAATCATCCAGAGTATGTGTCAATCGGCAATCATATGCGTTTGGCAAATGATAATATGTCGTCGAAAAGTTTTAATCCTAATATTCATTTCGGCATAACTAAGTACAGCGACAAGTTTCCATTTGCTACAGCATATTTGATTGCATACGCAACAGGAATTAAAACATCGGCGACAGAGATGATACGCATGGCCTACGCTGACTCAACCCTACGCAATATGGAATCTTACAGCGATAACATGCGAACATGGTCTGATAGGATGATGTGTCCTGCAGTAGAATATGTTATCCACAATACAGATGTTGCCAAGAAAATTGACGACGGTATACGAAATATTTATACCAAACAATCCTTCACTAGTCGTCAATATGGCAAAACCCGATATATGCAGGAATTGTCCAAAAACCTTATAGCCGAAAATGTTTCACATGAAACAATCAATAGGGCATATAAATATAAAACCGATAAAGTTGGTTTGACAACCGTAAGGAAATATATGTGTGATATTTTCTCATATGCTGAAGTATTTGGTGGAGAGTATTCTGTGACATATTATGATACAATAAAGTGGTGATAGAAATTTTAATTACTGCTTTGACTACCTGGTTTTTTACCAAAAAATATTATACTTATAAAGAGTATATACCAACAAACATTTTTACTACAAAATGTTATCATTGTTCAAAAACTTTTACTATAAATACAGATGATCATCGTGTATATAATTTATGCTATGACTGTAAAAGTGGATTAAAACTTAATGTCTGATGATGTTAGATTTAGTGATTTGTTTGATCCTTTTCAGCCAAGAAGTGATAGGGATTTAATTGAGTCCCGCCTCAAAATATGCAATGGTTGTGAGTTTTTCAATCGTCGTATGGTAAAATGTAATAAGTGTGGTTGTTTTATGAAACTTAAAACAACACTAAAACAGGCAAAATGTCCTATAGGAAAATGGTGAAATATGGAAAAAAAAGAAGTTGTAGAATTAATGACAAATACTATTATTGCATTAAATACTGAACTTGCTCATCAGCAAAATGTTTCTCAAGAAGAAATTGATAAAATGATTGAATCTGTTAGACCACAGTTTAATAGTATTAATGCAATTTTATATGAAGTATTAAAAATTAACAAAATTATTAATTAGTACATTTACAATTATCACAGCATTGCTGTTTGAATATTTTTAATGCCAAACCATCATTTTCTGGTCTACCAAGATCATGCCAAAACTTTTCTCTACCCATATTGTCGATTTCTGAAATTTTTTCTGATTCTGTCATATTGACCACCATCCTATTACATTATATAATATACCATATTTTTCTCTATGTTCCGCTCTTTGTTTCATGTATAACTTCCAATCAACTTCATGACTATCCCCTCCACAAAATGGACATGGGTCTTGTCCAACGCTACGGTATATATGTTGACAATATTTAGGTGTCATGGATCCATTATATCAAAAATCTGAATTTCTTGTTAAAATGTATGATGCATGTTTTTAAAAATAAAAATAAAAAAAAATAGTGAGCACATAAATGCCCACCAATTTATTTATTTTTTACTACCATGTAACCATCCGTTGTGAATGCCTATAATTGGAGCATCAACACAAACCGAATAACCTATTGGTAAATGACTTGAGAATGTTGAAATAAAAGTTTCTGCTATATCCTTATTTGGTAATTTCATTTCTTTTGTTTCACCATTTGGCGTTGTTAATTTTATTTTTATCATTTATTTATTTCCTATTCTACTTTTACACATTGGCATGGTTCTATATCGTAATCCTCGCCATTTCCATAAAACACTACACCATAATCGTAGCAGGTGTCGCATTCAATTCTAATTACTCCGTTTATCATTTATTTATCCTTTCTTTTGAGCAATTCTAACACATACCACTGACAAAAGGGCTATTTGGTAATAGTCCATTTTGTAAAGAATGGTAATCTATCGTCATCATCATAGAAATAATCTCTTTCTATGTTATTTTCACACACTTCGCAGAAAGTGTATTGGACATCTACGCCAAACCCGTAGATTGTAGAGATACTCTCCTTGTGAGGAGTGTGTGCCTTATCGCAAAGGCTTGTATTTGTGTTAATTGTTAATGTAGTCATTTTAGACCACCTTTCTTTTTTTAATCTAATTTAATTCTTATATCTGAAAGTATAGCAGGGGGGTCTGACATTTTCAGGGTGACAATTCGGACATTTGGGATAATTGTGATTGTGAGATACCTCACATTTTTTAGCACTATTTAATTTTTAATACTGGAAGTATAACATAAAAATCTCATAAAGTCAAGTCCTAACACGGCGTGTCGCATGTGATGTCTGTCACATCGCCTAGGGATCACCTAGCCCCCGCAGTCGGGCGTGTCGCATGTGATAAGAATCACAAAAAACTTTTTAAAATGTCCGTTTTGTGCGGCGTGTCGATTTGCTTTTTTTAGATTTTTGTGTTAAACTATCCATAGTTAAAAAGTTAGAAAGGATAACTAAATGTCAGAATACTTAGACTACTTAGACGAAATCTACGAGGAATTAGTAGATGAATTCGGTCATGAAATCGAATCAAATTGTATCCATGAGTGATACAAATCACACCGACACAACGGCGTGTCGAATTGACTTTTACAACTAAATATGAAATAATAGAATTATTAGAAACTAAAGAAAGGTGGCAACTATGTCAGCCAATTTATACACTATCGAGGATTTACTAATCGGTAAAATCTATCGCTCAAAATCCCTAACGGGTGAAATCGTATCTGCTGAAAAGCACCCTGAAGCCGTATGGTATGACGGCGCAGAGGCTTATCGTGTAGAGGTAAGAGATAGCCTAAAGGGTAATTATACTTACCGCTCAGTAGCGGTCAGGGTGTCTGACTTGTAATTGTCAGCCCCTTATGCTAAAATAAAATAAATAAGAAAGGAAAACTAATGAGCAATATTTTAGAAATAACTAAAGAGGGTTATCGTGTTATAGACGAACCCCATTATTGTTGCGGAGAATTCATGTTCCGCTATTATTGCGTAAATTGTGACGAATTTATGGGTTGTTACTTTTGCGAATTTGACTACACCGAAATCCATAAT